AGTAAGGAGACTTTGATGCAAAGGACGCGCGTGCAGACACGACGGGTCGGAGGGTTAACCACTCTGACCACCAATAGTGGTGGCGGAAAATATGGCCACACCCCCCGAACCGAAGTGTTATCGTGCACGGACGTTACTAATCTTGGCCCTCCGTACAAGTCTGGCGGACCCCTGAATATATCCAAGCGGACATACCAAATGGGTCGTTCAGAGTCAACCGCCCTTGAAGGTGCATTCGGGTACAGTGGATCCTTTTATTTGGACCCACCTTCGCCCAACACTGCTATCCCAGCCGATATTTCTTTAGATGGCTGGGGTGCCAAGGGTTTTAATCGAGCACTCCCTGTACATAATGAGCTTAATCTTGCTCAGATGGCTGGCGAGATGAAGGACTTTGGCAGCATGGTCAAAACGACACATGGCCTTTTTACCTCCTACCTCAACAGTCACAGGGGAGCTGGCGCCAAATTCTGGGCCGAGCAGTACCTCAACGGTCAATTCGGGTGGAAGCCCTTCGTGTCTGATGTGCTTTCAGCACTCCAGATGCAGAAGAGGCTCGCCAACCGGATGGATTGGATGAGAAACCACGCAGGTAAGAATATTAAACGCCACTTCACGCTGGCATCCGGATCGACTAACGAGGAGCTGTCCCATTTAGACGGGCAAGCTCCCCTGCAGCCGGTTTTGAACACCAGTGTGTACCGGAACCTCGGTAAGGGCACGCTTGTCACTAGGAGGAGCATTGAGTACCGCATCTGGTTTGATGGGTGCTTTACGTTCCATATTCCCAAGAACGAGTTAGTGCCAGGGAAGTCGCAAGACTTCCTATATGCCAAGCTTGCTGGAGCCGTCCCCGATCCGGAGACGTTCTACAAGCTTACACCGTGGACCTGGTTGGTCGATTGGTTCTCGTCTAGTGGTGCAATCGTCAGCAACTTTATGTTAATGGCGAAATACCACCAGATAGCCCGGTACGCTTACGTTATGGCCCATCAAAGGACCACCGTGAGAACTTATGGTTTTCAGTATGTAAACACTGGCAACCATCAGGCCCCCGTACCGTCACTTGTACAAACTTCCTCGGCTACTACAGTCGAAAGGAAGCAAAGGGCAGTCGCGAACCCTTACGGGTTCGGGATAACTTGGGACGGTTTGAATCCGTACCAGTTGTCCATCCTTGCTGCACTCGGGATAACTCGCGGGAAAGGTTCTCGCTAGGTCCCCAAGAAGAAAAGGACTTGTTATGAGCTTTGCTGATCCAACCTCCATCGCAATCGGAGCGACCATCACGCCTTCTGGCGGGACGGCAACCCCTCTCGCGGTGCTCGACCGTTCGATCCCTTATACAGGTATCTACGGGGCAAGCGACGGACTTACTAAGCTTCGTGTCTCCCATTCTTTGGGATCGCGCAAGCGGAGTGAGTTCAAAGCTGAACTCGTGACCACCTACACGGACCCGACGACGGGCCTCGCGAAGGACATTACGACGTCGGCGTACTTGGTCTTGAACCGACCCAATGCTGGGTTTACTAATGCCCAGCTAAAAGGTCTTATCTCGGCCGTGTGCGCTTTCATCGGCGTGTCTGCGAACCAGGACAAGTTTCTTGCGCTCGAATCTTGAGCGGAAATTTGTCCACAGGTCACTTGACCTGATGGTTCTCATTGTTGGGATCGCATTAGTTGCGGCAACGGCGGGATGCAGTCTTACTACCCCTTGGGGTGTTGGGACTGTGACTTGGGTAACACCCGAGTCCCGTTAAGCCGTAAGCTCAGACAGGCAGGAGTCGCAACCTTGTGAGGTCACGATGAAAAGCCTGAGCATCCTTCAATCTTTACTGCAAGATGCATCAATCTCAATTGGTGCTGACATGAAACGTGACTGGGTAACAATCCAGTCGCGCCTCCAGCATGAAGGGCTATCGTTTTTGACGATGACTCTTCCTGCTTTTTCCTCTTGGCTCGAACAGAGCCTCGAGGAGGGACACTCTCTTCCAACGATCTTTGCCTTCTTTAAGAGGGCCCGAGGTCGCGCTTTCCCCTGCTTCTTGCAGGGTTTGGCTGAGAGGGTGTTTGATAGTCGCACGGGTGATCTGCTAAAGAATGCAGATCCATTGGCCGTACTCTTCATGCGGTCGATTTGCTCGAGCTTCAAGAAAGTCAAGCTAACCTGCACGAAAGTGCGGAACGAGCGGGCTGTACAGAAGTTCTTGGACACCGACGAAAATCTGCCGACATACATCGAACTTGACAGCATCACGCGTTCCGTTGCGTATGTTGTCCTCGACTCTCTTTTGTTTTTCAAGTCGGACGACTCTCTCCCCAGACATGGGAAGGGAGCTACCTTTGAAAAGATTACGGGAAACCGTAAGTACGAGATTCGAGATTTCTCAGAGATGGCTCGATGTCGTTGCTCCTGAAGAACTCTATGGCCACAATGGCCATGGATTGGGGCACGACATCACCAATGTGCCAAGGGATAAGGAAAAGCCATGTCGGCTCAGCCTCGTCCCGAAGACACTGAAGAGCCCTCGGATAATCGCCGTCGAGCCGGCTGCCATGCAATATGCACAGCAGCTTTGTGCCGACCGGTTGATTTCGTCGATGAAGCGCTCACCGCTAACCAGGCATATAGATTTTACGGATCAAACCGTGAATCGCAGTCTGGCGCATAGAGGCTCTATCGACGGATCGGTCGCAACGATCGATCTTTCTGAGGCATCGGACCGCGTTAGCCTTCCTTTGGTCAACGCACTCTTTGCGAGTGATTCCGTCCTGCTGGAGAATATCCTAGCGTTCAGGTCCACACACGTGAAGTTGCCCGGTGGTACACCGTTCGGGGGACGTATCGTCCCCCTGCGGAAATACTCAACTTCTGGTTCTGCTTTGACGTTTCCGGTCGAGACGCTCGTGTTCTTCATACTGTCGCTTTCTGCGGCAGTAGAGGTCAACTTGCACCGCTTTCGGGATTTAAGAGCAGCCATCTCGTCGTTGGCACGGACTGTCAATGTCTACGGGGACGATATTGTTGTCCCCACAGACTCTTGCAGTCAGGTCATGGACCGCCTTGAGGCCAATGGGCTCAAGGTGAATCGCGGGAAAACCTTCTGGAAGGGTTTGTTCCGTGAGAGTTGTGGTGGAGATTATTTTAAGGGTCAAGAAGTGACCCCCACGTATCTCAAGCATGACTTACCTAATGATCTTACTAGAGCGGACCCGTTCGAAAGTGCCGTGGCTAACCGGAACCTCTTTTTCAAGAGAGGTTTTTGGCATACCGCGGATACGATTAGAAAGGCGATCGATGCCATATATAGGCTCCCGGTCGTTCTTCCGACGTGTCCTGGTTTAGGTTGGGTCGATTTGTTCGACCGCAACGATGATACGCACACCAAGGTGAAGGTTTTCGAAAACCATATCCCGAAGGTGCGGACAGTCGTATCACGGACCAAAGCCGTCCCAGATCAATTGGACGGCTACGGTGCTCTTTTAAAACACTTCTTAAGTAGAGGTGTTCAGGAAGATCGTGACCATCTAGACCAAACTGTTCCAAGGTATCGGAGCAGACTCAGTATTAAATGGGTCACACCCTTTTAGAGTGTGGCACCCTGCTTCCTAGCAGGGATAGAGGGGCTCGGACTTCTGAGCATTTTCCCAGTCTCTGGCTAATCAAGCCGGAGGCACGTCGGTACCCA